TTCTTCCTGTCGCTCGCAGCGTAGGAACCTGAAAGGTGTTCTTAGTGTTCGCTCCCATGGCGACAGCGATAACTGTGCTTTCGCCGCTTACCCATTTGCGGCCGCTCGCGTCCAGATAGCTATAGATAAACTTGTAGAAGTACGTGACGCCGGCAGTGAGAGATCCTCCGCCCGCTTGAGCAGGAGCAGCAGGAGTCTCAGGAGAGTAGGGGAACCCTGCTTCGCTGTACGTCGTACCGTCGAACTGATTGAGCATGCCTCCAGGCGTGAACAGAGAGCCGATCGCCTGCTTAGGAACGCCCGTAGTCGTGTCCTCTGGCTGCTTGTGATCTACGGTGACGACGTCGATACCAGTACGAAGTCCACTTGTGGCCACTGACGATTGCGTCGCACGAAGGAACACGGCAGCAGAAAGAACGAACTTCTGAGCCGACAGAGCTACGACGTTCGAGATCTGTCCAAACGTGTTACCTCCACCCTGCGCTCTCACATGGAAGGTAGCCAGCGGAGCAGGAGCATTAGAGTACGGAGCAGGGACAGTGATAACGAATCGCGATCCCTGAGACACAGAAGGGTACTCGCCAACCACGTAATAGAAGCCGCTTTGCTTCCATGCCTTGGACGTGAAGCTCATTCCCCGATATAGCGACGGGAAGACCGTAGTAACACCGCTGAGCCGTTGGGCGCCTTTGATAACAGCCGTAGTAGCAGACGAACTGTTATCGTAGAGAACCATCCACTCCCCAGCCGCATTGCTAGAGAGAGTGAACCCAGCAACCCTAGAAACCGATCCAGGCGTAGCGTCAACCGTGAACGTAGTCCCTGCCTGTCTAGTCGCTCCAGACGTGGGAATGTTCCACTGAATACGAACACCCTGCGCTCCGCTCGCAGTCACGATCGCAAGCTTGCCGCTGCCGCTAAGGTCTTACATCCAGTTTAGGGCAAGGTCAGAGACCACGGTAGCAGGAGAAGAGTCGTTCAGCGTCCAGCCTGACGCCGTTGACGTGCTGGGAACGAAGTCAATTCCCTGAACGTGATTCGTATTGTCCAGGTAGATAAAGGACACCGTAGTAGCGTCCTTCGCGATCATGTCTGACATGGTCGATCCAGTAAGCGACTGGGCAGTGGTCGCGAACGTGGTAGTAGTAGGGCCAGCGTCCAGGTTGCTGATCTGCCATGCATCGAACGCGATATCGTTTGCAGTAGTGTCGCGCGCGAAGACCGCATAGCCATTCACCACGCGAACAGCGTAGTTCAGGATGTTTGACAGCCCATCGTTGACCGAGCGCTCAAAGACCTTCTTACCCGTCGTAGCGTCAATGCCAGTCTGCCAAATGATGACGGTCGAACCGACGACGTCAACGTAGGTGACGAAGTAGAACCCAGAAGCGTAGTCCATATCAGGACGCTGTCCGGTACCGCTTACGCGCGTCAGTCCAGGGACAATCGGACCGAGCTTAGACGTACGAAGAGCTGCCTTAGTTGCCGAGGGAACGCCGTTAGTAAACGGATCCGTTGCCCATGCGAGAGCGCTAGGGCTGTACGAGTTAACTGGGTGAGACTTGACGTTAGCCGTGCTGAAGCTGACGAGACAGCCTGAAAGGTTCCCGAGCGACCACGTAGGAGGAAGACTGTCAGTCGTTCCGATCAGGTTGGTAGACAGAGCCGTAGTGCCAGAGCGAGGGGCAACCTTGCCCATCTTGCTCATAAGCCCGTTCTGTAGCTGAAGAGTGCTTCCAGCGGGAAGCAGCTTTTCGTCAACGTCCGTGCGCAGTCCGCCGAACGGTATGAACGTCTTTTGCTTAGCGACAGGCACGGGACATCCACCTGTCGAAGGAGAAGCGTTCGCGACGCTGGGGAGAGGATAGGGGGTTAACTCGGTACCGCTGCAAGCCGCTACGAAGAACAGGACGATAGCAAAAGCCAAGTCTCTCAGTCGCATGGTCTCTAGCCTCCGGCCCCATTGTACAACTTCCACCCACTAGAACACCAGCACTGTCAAGACAGCAGCAGACGACGCACGTAGGGTGATCCACTGGTTAGGCTGAGTGCTAGGCGTAGCGCCGTCGAAAATGCGGATATCGCTAGGACTCTTCACTAGGACATAGCCCTTTGGCGCTCTGCCAAGCCCATGGTAGACAGCCGTGTCAGTCGTATTGATCTGGACTGGCGACAGCAGAACGGCGTTCCTGAGGACTTCGCCGTCCAGGTTGTCAAAGGCAATCTTGAGAGCGATCAGGTTTCGATCGGTCCAGCCGTCACGTAGCGTTCGCCAGTTGATCAGTCCCATGGCTACATGTCCTCAGTGTCGCCGATGTTCCACCCAGCGCCATCGTCCTGAGCTAGCTCTTCCTCAATCTCCTGCTTGATCTCTGCAAGGCGCTCGCTCTTCGGTCCTGTTTCGCTTTCCTCGATACCAAGCGCATGTCTACCGCCCATGATCTCGATGTATTCTCGGTGAGGCTCCAGTTGCCAATCAAGCGGAGTTGCGTCAGCTGGCCCAGTGAACAAGTATGGACCTTGCTTGAAGTAGACGCGGTATGTGCCAGCGGCAATCGCGTAAGGAGTGATAAAGATCGTGCGCCCTCTGATGTCGTATGCTCGGTCCTGAGCAAGCGGAGCAGGCTCCCACCACGCGATAGGGATAGCGTTGCGCTCAGCGAAGTTGCGACGGGGAACGGTTCGCCGCTGCGAGGTATCAGGGTTCAAGTCCAGCCCATAGAACCCGCGATAGCGAGTCGCGTTCGCCATGTCGATCGAACTGGAAGCAACTCCGCCAGTCAGAGCGGCAGGCTTATAGGTAGCGAAGAACATGTTCTGACTGACGGAGTTAACGAACTTCCAAAGGGACTCGACTCCCCAGTTGATCATGAGAGTCCAGTCCGTTGTGTCATCCAGAGCAGCGTTCGCCTTATTGTCGGAAACGAGCTTAGCTCCAGCGATCAACGATGACACCAGGACGGACATTAATGCTTCCTCTGTGCTTTGCGCTTCTGTGAGTACGCGATAGCGACAGCTACCTTAGGCTTCTTGCCGGCAGCGATCTCCGTCCTGACGTTCTGCCTAAACGCCTTGACGGTAGCGCTGTCGATCAGCGGCATTTAGTAGTCGCTGAAGATGTCGCAGAGCTTCTGAAAGGCTTCAGCAGCGTCACCAATGTCGCCACTGTTGAAAGCCTCACGGAACTCGTACATGGCGAGCTTCTTAGCTTCGGAGACGTCGCTTTCGTCCTTGCTGTCGTCTTCCTTGCTATCGTACTCGTCCTTAGAGTCGCGCTTGTCGCTGTCCATGGAACGCGCGACCATGATTCCAATCTTACCCATGGCTCTTCCTTACTCCTGAACGTAGCAAGACCAATGGATCACGTTGCCGCTTGCAGGGTTCGCGTCGGCAAAGCTGGTCTGATACGCCTGGATGTCGAAGGTCTGACCGGTCAGGTTGCGAACGAAGAACTCGTTACCGTCGGTCGCAGTCAGAGCGACGTCGGCAGGACCGATCAGGCAGGGAGCGCTAGAGAAGCGCGGGTTCTTGTACTTGCGATCCAGCGTGACGGTATAGCGTCCGGTCTTACCGCCAGTCTTGACGACGGTGGAAGCTTCGGACGAAGAAGCAGATACAGCGCCAGAAGCACCGATCGTGATAGTTCCAGAGACGCGAACCTCATTCGATCGAGCGCTACCGCGCGGAGCAAACTTGAACTTAGTAGCCATTTAGATCCTTTGAAACAAAAGCCCCCAGGGACCACACAGCGGAGAGACGAGACACCGCATGACCCCCAGGGGCAAGCTATGAACTAGACCAGCTGAACGCGGAAACAGGCCGCAGGGTTCTGAACGAAGTAGTTAAAGTGACCGATGATTCGGATCTCGTAACCGCTCTGAGAACCCTGACGAGTGAACGGAAGACCGTCCTCATCATCAAGGTGCGGAGCTTCACCGATCGAAGTCACGTCAACCTGCTTCGGATCGACACCCCAGATCACGGTATCGTCGATGTACTTGTCCTACTTCACCGTGTACTGAAGACCGTCAGCGACGATCATCAGTTCGTTAGTGCCAGCGGTCTTCTGTCGAGCTTCATCGACGTAACGAACGTTGGTCTGAAGGTCCTTACTGATCGTTCCCCAGGTATTAGGCGAACAGTAAGCCGTAATCGACTCAGCGTTGCCGATCGACCCAGCTGCCTGCCCAGCGTCCAGAAGGAAGTTCAGCGGAGAACCACCGCCAGTGCCATCGACGTACTGACCGTACGCACGAGCCGTACGAGTAGCGCCATACAGCGTGCTAATCGTGGCGTCAGCAACAGGGCGCTTCGGGAGCCATGCGTCCATGCCAGCAGGCACAAGACGCGCGGGAGTAGCCGAGTCCTGACGACACCCAGCGATGAAAGCCCAGTCAGAGTTTACCGCGCTGACCGTCGCAAGGTTCGCCGAACAGGTCACCTTCTCGCTGCCTGGAGTAGCATCAACGTCGATAACTCGCAGCGTGGTGGACGAACGCAGGCCAGCCGTATTCAGCGCAGAACTGAAGTGCAGTTGAAGACCGATCGCATAGCGATGGATCTGCGAAGGAACGAGCGGCGCGAACGTAGCGCCAGAGACGCCCGTAATCTGACCAATCTCACCCCAGCCCTGACCGACAACCAGGATCGACATGCCGTGAGCCATACCGGCAAACGACTTGTTCATAGCGACGTCGACAGCCTTGCCCCAAGCAAGCGCGTTGTTCTTCGTCTGGTTGATCACCTTGCTCGAAAGGTGCGCAACGCCGTGAACTTCAAACCAGTCGATCGTGAACTTAAGACCCTGGTTATTGATGTTGTCGGCGCCAGTCTGAGCCGTCGGGAAGTCAGCAGAGAACGAGACAGCGTCCGTAACGTCCTGCATAGCGATACGAACATCGCCACCACCCGTGGTATCTCGCTTGAGATCCTTGAGCATGCGCGAAGTGCGCTTCGTGACACCATTGCTGACAGCAGTCTTGTCAAAGCGCGACTTCAGATAAGCCGCGAAAGTAGTAGAGTTAAACTGAGCCATGAGAACTTCCTAAAGACCGCTAGCTGAGAAACCCGAGCTGTCGCATTACGGCGACACGGGCCTCGTCATCGTCTAGCGGCACTTGCCTAGCGCTGCTCTTAGCTGGCGCTGGCGTGTGATTGCCTGCGATCGTCTTGCCGCTCTTCGCTTTAGCGGCACCGGCATTACCGCTAGAGGACGCTTCGTTAGCGGACGAAGCTGACCGGTACTTCTTGCTCTTGCCGAGATCGGCAGCTAGCGCGGCTTCAACGCCATTCGCTAGTTCATAAACCTTGCTGTCAGGGAAGACCCAGCCTTCGCCTGTGCTGTGTGTCCGCGCGTATTCCTCGATCGCTGACCACAGTTCGTCACGTCCACGTTCGGTGTTCGCAACCAGATCGTACTTATCGTCCTTGCCGAGAGCGCTGAACACGCGCCCCTTAGCGGCTTCAACGGCAGCGCTGCGAGCTTCCTTCTCAGACCTGCTATCGCGCTCAGCGAGCTTTGCCTCAAGCTCAGCGACACGTTCAGCAGCGGTCTTCTCAGGACGCTTGCCAGTGGCAATCCGATCGAGCAGCTCTTTGATACCGCCGTCGCGCTTAGCGATAAACGAGATCGGATCACCGTCGAACTCACTCAGTTCCGACTTGAGGCGCTCCAGTTCAGAAGCAGCCTCACCGTACTTACGCTCCCAAGCTTTGTTAGCTTCCTGGTTACGCTCGATCTTCGTGAGAGCACGTCGAGCAGCAGCCATTGTGCTGTTCGCGTACTTGATAGCCTCTCGCTTCAGAACGTCTTCGGGGATCTCCAGCTTGGGCTTAGCGGCAGACTCTGTCCGATCTCCGCCAGTCTCACTCTCACTTGAAGCACTTTCGCTGTCTCCATCGGAAGCAGCGTCACCTTCGTTGGAGTCGCCAGTATCGGCAGACTCGCTATCCTCGACAGCTTCGCCAGCATCAGCAGTTCCCTGAGCGCTGTCTTCAGTGCTCTGATCGTTCGTTGCATCATTGCTGCCCGTCTGCGCGCTATCGTTTGCGCCGCTCTCAGCAGATTCGTTCTCAGCCATGCACTAGGACTCCCTACACGTATCGCGTAGGAGCGCTTACGGCTGGCTGCGTTGTACCTAGGCCGCTGCGGGCTGAGCTTGCTGAGGCGCTGAAGGCTGCTGTGCCGCTTGCTTCATTGCCTGTAGTTTCTGGCACTTACGCAAGTAGCGCCGAACCCGTTCAAGGTTCCTTGGAGACACGCCCTCAATCTCACCAAGCGCGTAGTACCGTGCGCCTAGCTCCAGCGCTAAATCAGCGTCAGTGAACTCGTTTGGCACAGCTACTGCGTTCTTGTCGTACAGCAGCCGTTCGAACGTCTTCTTCAAAAGGTCGCTCTGGGCTGACTGCTCATCAGTCTCAGCGTCAGGGTCGAGAGCGTTCATGTACCGAGCAAGGTCCTTGCCCGTCCACGCTTGCGCTTCGATCATGTCGTATGCGAACGAGATCAAGCCATCGGGATCGGTTGGAGTAGGCGCAGCTGGCTTGACCTGAAGGACGTAGTCAGCTTCATCAAGCGCGCTCTCCTTCCAGTCCGCCATGGTCAGCGCTGCGTTGTTCTGGCGCTTGGCTTCAGGAACAGAGACCACGTAGGTACCGCCGTTGCGCTCAGCGATCTCGCGAACGACATCGAGAGCCGCCGCGACACAGTCAAGGTGAAAGCGTTCCCATCGCTGCTGACGAACGCTCATGCGCTGATCAACCTTGGCTTTCTCTTCCCTCATAGCGGCTGCTGGAGCGCCAGCACCACGCGAGGTATCGCCTACCGAACTGCCACGGTTGATTCCCAGCACGTCAAAGATGCGCTTCGCGTCTAGTTCGATCTGCTGGTACATCTCAGCGGACGCAGCTTCGAACGTGATCTTCTGCGGAGGAACATCGCCAGTTCCTTCCCACACAGAACCGATCTCGTTCGTAAGCGTCGACTTCTTGACCTTAGCCAGCCTGTTGACGTACAGGTGGCCAGCACTGAAGAGCTTCTGAGCACGAGCGATACGCAGCAGGTTGATATTGATCTGCGTCTGAAGCGGTCGAACCTGCGACATCATCGAGTTGCCCCAAGCCGTCGCGTAACGGTCCTCAAGCGACAGCCACTGGATCCGATGCCGCTTCGAAGTGAACTCGTCTACGGCAAGCGTACCGTCCTGGGTATCAATCCCGATGCAATGCCAGCCGTCCTTAGACTGCTTCGACGTCCTAAGGTGCCATCCTTCCCATACTTCGATCTGATCTGAGTGGTTACCAATGGCCGTAGTGACAGCGCGGGCGTTCTTGATAGCCTCGCGAGTCTTGTCACCGTCGTAAGCGTCCTCTCCACCGAATTTGGCCATGAGCCAATCACGCGGGATAGGATGCCTGCGGTACAGCGTTCGCGGCCTACCGTCCACGTACCCATCGAGCGGATCAATCGCCAGTTCGGTCGGGATCACGCGCTCAGCGTCACATCTACCGTCTTCGTTCTCAAAGAACTGGATAGGGCCGAGACCAGACTCAGTCACAGCGGCATCGAGATACGCGCGCTGCTTCAGCCTGTGAAGCTGAATCTCATTCATCAGGCCATCGGTGAAGTTCTGAAGCGAATGCGCTCTGCGGCGCTGTTGTGGCTTACCACCGACAGTTACGAAGCGCGCACGCTGATCAGTTGAAGCGATCTGGGAAGCTGAGGTATCGATCGCGCTCTTCGCCACGTTGTACGTGCTGGACTCGCGAGGATCGAACGCGCCTGTAGCGATTGACTCGCCAGTCGCGCCACCTGATCCGAAGAACTTACCGCCGAAGTCATTCAGCGATGCGTTCGCAGTCTGCTCGTACATGCGGACGTTAGTGACGTCGAGATCGCGCCTGAGCATCTCGCCTGGAAGGTTCCAGACCTGCTTAGCCGCTTCGACCATAAGACGACCACGATCGTCCGTCTCGTCAATCTCACCCCACCACGCGAGCGACTGTCTACCGTCAGGAAGGATCACGGCTATCGCTTCCTAGCAGCGAGACCCATGTTGATTCGCTCTAGAGCGAACTTGGGATCGACGTCCTCAAGCTCTCGCAGCTCTGAGTACTCGTCCTCTTCCTCACCGTCGAACAACGCCGAGGGAGGAGTAGAGGGCGCAACTTCCAACGGTTCAGGACCGAACTCAACCTGAACCTTCAGCCCGCATACCTCTACCTGCGATCTCGAAACGTTGTGTTCCTTCAGCGCGTCAAGGACGCTCTCTAGAAGCTCGCTAGCCTGTGACTGATCCACTCACAGGTATCGCGTAGGTGCGCCTAATCGCTCAGAACTCGCCCTCTCCTAGGAGCGCCGATGCTTCTTCCGACAGGTCTTCTTCTGCCACTGGATTGGCCGTATCCCATTGCGGACGCTTGCGTTTCCGTAACTGCTTCTGGATACGGGCCCTGATCGCTTCCTTCCTGGCTTCTTCGTCAAGCTTCGGCGCGCTAGGAGGATCCGGAAGTAGTGGACGGATAGCCAGAGCGCCATAACGCACACCTGGAACGATGTCACTGTGTCCATTCTCCTTAAGCTTGCCGTGGACGATTCCATCGACCCATGTAGGTCTGATGACTTCCTGAGCGAACGTCGACTCAGCAGGAACCGCCAAGATCAGCTCGTCCAGGAACGAGTTCAGTTCGTCGATCTGCTGATTGACCGTTGGCTTCTTCGCTGGCGTGATTGGCACGTCAGGGTGTCGGTTCTGTACCGTTAGAACGGTCTTAGCGTTCGCTCCTGCGTCGATCGTAACTAGGATCAGCTCCTTGCCTTCAGCTTCGATCTCCGCCATCCATTCCTTGAGCTTGCCATCGAACTGATCGACGTCCTGACCGCGCATAACGTGTTCCTTCGTGAGGTAGACCTTTCTCGGTCCACTGGAACACCATTCGAGTCTACCGAGAGCGTCAGCGTCATCGACACCCGTGTCACCACAGATCACGACCGTGTCTAGGTTGTCGGGCAGCTCTCGATATGTGTGCTTGGCTTCGACGAAGCGGTACGCTCGCTCTGCGATCTCGTCTACGTCCTCAGCAAGATACTCCCGCTTAAACCATGCACTGTCGCGCGTTCGCTTCGCTGCCTTCAGATCCTCTTCAACTACTGCCTCGATCTCTTCAGGAGTCTGACCGAGCTTTGTGTTATCTCGATAGGTAAAATGATGATGGCTGTAAGCAGGATTCTGAGAAGCCTCCCATGCGAACCCGCGAGGAGACATACCCGTACGAAGCAGCCACAGACAACCAGCAAGAGGACGCAAGCCAGGACGGATTACGTCCTCAACCAAGTACCTCAGGTTGTCGGAGTCGTACCGCTGACACTCGTCGACCCGAACGCGATATAGGCGAGGAATACCGCGAAGCCGATCGGCCGTCTTCTCGTCGTCAGCGCTGAGACAGTAGATGATACTACCTGTCTCCTTGCACTCTGCCGTCAGGTCAGAGCTGTTCAGTCTGAACGGCAGCGCGTACTTGTTCACTAGCGCCCGAAGCGGACGCCAATACATCTTCTTGACGCTAGGTCGTGTGCTGGAGACATAGACGAACGCAACACCTTCAGTCTCGCCAGTTCTCTTAAGGAGCTGTGCGACGTCAGCCATTGCGTCGTCTAGGTCTCCGCGCACACATTCAAAGGTCTTACCTGACTGCCTTCCTGCCTCAACTGTGACGTTACGCGAGCGATCCCGAGCCATCCTAAGTTGGCCAGGATGGCAGATCTGTTCAGCAGTGAAGAGTTTGCGCTTCCTAAGTCTCTCCTCCGCTCGTTTGACCTTGCGTTCTT